GTGGTGAGGGAATAGATACGCTCCCTACAGAACTAGAGGTTGAAGAACCCACAAAAACTGAATCTTCAGATGAACTTGAAAAAGATATTGAAGATAAGAAAGAAGAAGTAAAAGAAGAAGTAGAAGAAGAGGAACCAGAAGTAAAGGAAGAAAAACCTAAACTTAAAAAGGTTACCGAAGAAGAATCTTCAGATGAAATTGAAGAGGATTCAAAGGAAGCAGAAGTAAGTGTTGTACACGAAGTATTAGATAAGCTCGGATTTGAGACAGAAGGCATGGAATATGCAGATACTGCAGAAGGGCTAGCTAATTTAACTGAAGATGTAGCTTCTCAATTAGCAGAAGAAAAAATGGAAAATACTTTAGAAAAATTTCCATTAGTTAAACAACATTTAGAATATGTATTGAATGGAGGAGAATCTCAAAACTTTATGCAAGCATATGATCCTAATCTAGATTATACAAAAATAGAATTAGGGGAAAGTGATGTAAGAAGTCAAAAAGCAATTTTAGGAGATTATTTTACAGTAAAAGGGCATGATCAAGATTTTATTAAAGAATTATTAGAAGATTATGAAGATACTGGGAAATTACATAATAAAGCAATTCAAGCAAAAGAGGCTTTAGCTAAAGTTCAATCGCAGCAAAGAGAACAACTGTTGGAAACACAACAAAAACAAGTTGAAAGCCAGCAAAAAGAATTAAGAGAATATTGGGAAGGTGTAGCAGATACTTTGGAAAAAGGTAAAGATTTTTCAGGGTTGAGTATCCCAGAGAGAGAAAAGGGTAAATTTTATTCTTATCTTTCTGCTCCTGTTAATAAGGAGGGCTACACACAACGTGATTTAGATCATGGTAAAGCGCCAATGGAAACTAAATTAGCAATAGATTATCTAATGTTTAAAGGATTTAATCTAGAGCAAATTATAAATACAAAGGCAAGTACCAAAGCAACTAAATCCCTGAGAGATAAGATTGCTAGAAACGAAGAGAAAGTTAAAAGTTCTCGGGCTAAGTCTAGAAAAAGAAGAGAGAATGTAGATTTTGATGATCTTGATCTTAGTAAATTGTAAACAACGATGAGTTGTATTAACCTTAAAAATAATTAAAAATGAGCGGAACAAACATTAGCGTGCAGAAAAATTACTATAATGATGCACAAATGACAGACATGAATAGTCTATCAAACGCGCTATTGGCTCGTCCAACAGAATTATCTCCGATAATTACCCACTTGGCAGGAAAAGACGATAAAAGGTTTCCACTATCTTTCTTAACGGAAGGTGTTGGTAATGTTAAGTCTATTGACAGATTGGAGTATGAATATCGTGTGAAAACTCATACATTAAAGACGAGACCATTAGCAGTAACAAACGGAGGGGGTAACCTTGGTTTAAGCGGAGGAACTTTTAACTTAATCTTCCCAGATAAACACTTTGTATTTCCTTACGTATTAATTAACTCTGCTGGAGAGCAAGTTAGAATTATGGGAGAGCCAGTAGCCAATGGAGGTAATTGGTCTTACCCATGTCAATTAGTTAACCCAGACTTAACTGCAACTTTATCTACAGGATTTACAATTGGAGATCTTTGGGCTAAAATGTATGCACCGGTAGGAGTAGACTTCTCGAGAGGTAATGCTTCAAACTGGGAAACTCCAGGAAAAGTTCGTAATAAACTTACAACAATCAGAAAGTCTTACCATATGTCAGGTAATGCTAAAGATTTTGTAGCTGAGTTTACTTTACCAACTAAAGGAGGTAAAACTACAAAACTTTGGATGGACTATGAAGAGTACACACACATGTTAAACTTTAAAGAAGAGTGTGAAATGTACTACTGGTACGGACAAAAAACTTATGATGCTGCAGGACAAACTTTAATGAATGACGAAAATGGTCAACCAGTAATGATTGGACCTGGTCTTCTTGAGCAAATTATTAATAAAGATACTTACTCTACTTTAACAGAGTCTAAGATCAAAAATATTATTGGTGATTTATTTTATGGAATGACTGATGCAGCTAAAAAACAAGTAACTCTTTATACTGGTACTGGTGGAGCTAGAGAATTTGATGAAGCATTAAAATCTCACTTTGGCGGTGCTGCTAACTCTTGGAAAGTAGGTGGAACAGATCGTTTCATTACTGGATCAGGAAGAAGTTTAGGTTTAAGTGGTTACTTTACAACTTACGAGCATGTAGATGGACATACTGTGAATGTGGTTAAATTACCATTATTTGATCATGGTCCAGTAGCACAAGCTCGTGACAAGCACCCTGTTACAGGTTACTCAATGGAATCTTATAGAATGGTATTTGTTGATCAATCAAATTATGATGGTCAAAATAACCTTTCAATGCTTTCTAAAAAAGGTAGAGAGATGATGAGATGGTGTGTAGCTGGTTCAGTAGTTCCTAGAGGATTTGATTCATCTTCTTCTAGAGCATCTGATGTAGACGGTGCAAGTGTTCACATGTTAAAAACAGCTGGTATTATCTTAAGAAGATTTGATACTTCGCTAGACATTACATGTAACGCTTCTTAATGAGGCATTAATTTGCGTTTATATATATTGGTTTTTGATTGAGGATGTGGGGGGAAACCCCCACGTCTTTAATTAATTAACATATACGGGGAGTTATTCTTTACACCCACCTAACTAAAACTTTAAAAGAACTATTATTATGGATAAAAAAGTGTATTTAAGGCGAAAAGAGATTATGAATCACTTGCCTAAAGAAGTAAGAGCAGAAGCTGTTCTTAAATTAAGTAGTGTTTATGTAAATAGACAACCATTAAATCCTTTTACTCGTGCAGACGAAAAAAAGTATTTAGATGGAATTTTGGATGTAGCTCCAGAACATCCAGACTGGCCAAAACATTCTAAAACGTTTTGGGCAGATTTAACTATTCCAGTGGGTTTTACTGGAGTGGAACTGGATATTAGCACAGATAAGGAAGGTAATCCTAGAAGTATTATGGATTATATTAAATATCATTTTGCTGTTAAGCATCCACATGTTGGATTAACAAAAGAAGAAATGAGTAAAACTTCGCAAAAGCGTTTTTATATTCATGATGAGTCTAGAGATGTAAAAAATAAAAACTCAGAAATTCAACGTAAGAAAGATGCAGATAAAGAATTTATCAAACTTTCATCAGATCCAAAATCTATGAAAAGAGTTCTTAGAATTTTATCAGAGGCAAATCCAGACAGATTAACTGAG